TCTGGATGATCAATTTGAATTGGAACATTTGTTTTTACAAGAAAGAAAGTGTAGAGTATGTGGAGAACAGAAGAATCTTATAGAAGGATTCTATTTAACTAGGAAGAATAGAAAGGCTGCAGCTTCTTCATATTCATACGAATGTAAACCATGTACCATAAAAAGAATCAAAGAAAGTAGAAATATAACAAGGAATCAATGGATATATCCAGATTGGTGATGTTCATGTATTGTTTCCCCATTTGTAATTAAAGCAAATAATAAATAAATTTAGATAAAATACTGACTCGCAGAGGAAACAGATGGCTGGTTTAGGCTTAGTATCTCCAGGGATTAAAGTAAAAGAAGTTGATCTCACAAGGGGTGGAATTACTGGTGTAAGCGACCAGACTGGTGCGATTGCTGGGCCTTTCGTTAAAGGGCCAGTTGAAGATCCACAATTAATAGAAGGTGAAAAGGATTTAGTAGATACTTTTGGTGAACCCCAAGAGACTAGTTCCCAATATGAATATTGGTTATCCGCAGCATCATATCTTTCATATGGTGGTCAATTGCGAGTAGTAAGAACAGATGGAACTGCTTTAAATAATGCAAATGCTGCTGTTGCAACTGGTGCAGCATCATCATTGACAAGTTTAAAGATTAAGAATACAGACGATTATTTTAATTCTTATGCTGCAGGAACTACTTGGTATTATGCCGCAAAGAATCCTGGTACTTGGGCAAATGGATTAAAGGTTTGTGTAATAGATGCTAAGTCAGATCAAACACTTACTGGTATTAATACTGCAGGTATTGTAGTTGGTGCTGGTATTACTCAGGCATTTGGTGGAGCTACAGTTGGTGGAATTGGTACTTCATTAACACTTAATGGACATCTTACTGGTACTGTTACTAACGTTGGTGCTTCTAGTATTGATGTTAAGGTTGTTAGTCAGGTTGCAGTTGGTGGAAGTGTTACATCAGTAGATTATACAAAAGATGGTGCATATGAATTTAAAACAACTAGAGAATGTAACATCGCAGGTGCAACTGGTGCTGCTAGTACATCAATAACTGTTACAAGAAGTGTTGGTGGAACAAACCAAGGTACTATTACTTCGGGTGAGAATATTGAATTATTAAACACTTCCGCAACAACTTCAGTTGACAACGCTGGTGGTGCTGCATTAAGTGTTAGTGCTAACTCAGTTAACGTTGCAAATGTATCTGGTATTACTGCAAACCAATCACTTCTTCTAATTGGTGGAGAATTGATGGGAGTTGGAAACATCTCTGGTAATGCTGTTGGTCTTACAACCAGAGGTATTGATGGAACAACTGCAACAGCTCATAATGATGGAAGTACAATATCGGTTCTTAATCATGGTGGTACTGTAACAACAGTTGCTGCAAATAACAGTGGTGCTTCTGATAGTAATATTCAGGTTGTTGCATCTACTGGAATTGATGCAGGTGACTATGTTGGAGTTGCTGGTGTTGGAACTGCTGGTGAATTAATGAAAGTTACTGCAGTTACTACTAACTCAGCATTAACTCCTAGTTCAGTTGCAGACTGGTATGAGACACAAACATTAGGACTTGATAATGCTACTGTTTACTGGAGTAGTGTTGCACAGAAACCACAAACTTCTGCATATTCAGACGCTAGAAATTCTAGATTTGATGAAATACATGTTGTGGTTGTTGATGATAGTGGAAAAGAATCAGGAAGTGCAGGACAAATACTAGAGTCTTGGTTGAGTCTTTCTAAGGCTGAAGATGCAAAACAGTTTAATTCTCCAATTTACTGGAAGGATTTTGTAGCAAATAATTCAGAATATATCTTTGCTGGTGTTAATCCAAATGGTACTCCATTAACGGGTGCAAATAATGCTGGTAATATTGCTGCTGGTTCATGGGGTCAAATTACTCAGGGAGTTAACTTTACTGGAATTGGAGTTTCAACCTTCTCATTAGAAGGTGGTAAAGATTATGGTGGTACTTATACTGCACCAACATATCCAGTAACTTTAGGTGATATAATTTCAGGTTATAATCAGTTTGCAAATATAAGAGAATATCCAGTTAATTATCTCATAATGGGCCCAGGCATGGGAAGTAGAGATGAGACTGTTGGTAAGGCTAACAAGTTAATCTCTATCGCTGGTGATAGAAAGGATTGTGTTGCAGTTGTTTCTCCTTCAAAATCTGATGTATTGAGTGGATCTGGTAGCGCACCAGTACCTATTTCTAATAGTGATACTCAGACAACTAATATACTTAAAACAACTGGTCAGATGTCTTCATCATCATATGGTGTTATAGACTCTGGTTACAAGTACATATTTGATCGTTTCAATAATAAATTCCGTTATATTCCATGTAACGCTGACGTTGCAGGAATGATGGCAAGAACATCTCAAAATTCTTATCCTTGGTTCTCACCTGCTGGTGCGGATAGAGGTGTTGTAAATAATGCAATTAAACTTGCATACAACCCATCTCAAGCACAAAGAGATCTTCTATATACCAAGAGAGTTAACCCAATTGTTGCTTTCCCTGGTCAAGGAGTAATCCTCTTTGGTGATAAAACTGCACTTTCATATACTTCTGCATTTGATAGAATCAACGTTCGTCGTTTATTCTTAACTATAGAAACTGCAATAGAAAGAGCAGCAAGGGCACAACTATTTGAGTTCAACGATGACATCACAAGAGCAAACTTTACAAATATAGTTGAACCATATCTTCGTGATATTCAAGCGAAGAGAGGTATCACAGACTTCTTAGTAGTTTGTGATGAATCAAACAACACCGCCGATATAATCGACGCAAATGAATTCCGTGCTGATATATTCATCAAGCCAGCACGTTCTATCAACTTCATCGGACTAACCTTCGTTGCAACACGTACAGGTATTAGTTTCGAGGAAGTGGTCGGTACAGTCTAACCATTAACCATCACTTAATAAACCAGGAGAGAAAGAACAATGCCTCAGCTAATCCCGAATAAAGGGGCTAATGCGAGAACCCTAGATACTTTTAAAAGTAAATTACTTGGTGGTGGCGTACGCCCAAATTTTTTCGAGGTCGAGATTAATTTCCCAGAATTAGCTATTGATCCAAATGATGTATCTGACAGATTACGTTTTTTGGTTAAAGGAGCTAATTTACCTGCATCAATCGTAACTCCAATCGCCGTTCCTTTTAGAGGAAGGGAGTTAAAAATTGCAGGAGAAAGAAGTTTTGATACTTGGACTGTAACAGTTATCAATGATAGTAATTTTATTATCAGAGATGCGATGGAAAAGTGGATGAACATGATTAATAAAGTTTCCGATAATGCTGGTGTGGTTGATCCAACAGTTTATCAACAGGAAGCTTATGTTTATCAATTGGGTAGAGCTCCAATAACAGGGCCTACTAATTCACCTGCTGCTTCTTCAGATAGTATTCCAATTCTTAGATCGTATCATTTTCACGGTATATTCCCAACTAATGTTTCTTCAATTGATCTATCTTATGATAGTAACAATGTTATTGAAGAATTCTCTGTAGAAATGCAGGTTCAGTGGTGGGAAGCTATGGATGAAAATAATAACGTAGTTATAGGCTGATAAATAGAACATATAGAAAATTTCTGATAAATGGCTAAATTATTCGGTTTCTCCATAGCGGGGGCTGACAATAATAATCTGCCACAGGGGGCAATGTCTCCTGTGCCGCAAAATGAAGCGGATAAATCCGACTACTATGTTAGTAGTGGGTTTTATGGGCAGTATGTTGATATTGAAGGTGTATTCAGAAATGAATATGATTTGATCAAAAGGTATAGAGAAATGTCGCTTCATCCAGAGTGTGATGAAGCGATTGAGGATGTTGTAAATGAAGCTATAGTTTCTGATTTAAGTGATAGTCCTGTAGATATAGATCTATCTAACTTGTCGGTTGGAGATAATATTAAAAAAGTCATCCGTGATGAGTTTAAGTATATAAAAGACCTATTAGATTTTGATTCAAAGTCTCATGAAATCTTCCGTAATTGGTATATTGATGGTAGATTGTATTATCATAAGGTAATTGATTTAAAAGATCCTCATGCAGGCATACAAGAATTAAGGTATATTGACGCACTAAAGGTTAAGTATGTACGTCAACAGAAGAAAAAAGATCCAAATTTAGTTAATTTGCAGAGTGATAAACCACTCGGTACTCCAGAATTAGAAGAGTATTTTGAATATAATCCTACTAGTGGTGCGAATAAAAATTATACTCCTACCAATGGAGCACAGGGTGCAATAAAGATTGCAAAAGATGCAGTTACATATTGTACTTCAGGTCTTGTAGATCGTAATAAACATATTACATTATCATGGTTACATAAAGGTATTAAGGCTCTCAATCAACTTAGAATGATTGAAGATTCCTTAGTAATCTATCGTATGTCACGTGCTCCAGAAAGGAGGATATTTTATATTGATGTTGGTAATCTACCTAAAGTTAAGGCAGAACAATACCTTAGAGAAGTAATGGGTCGTT